ACGCCCAAATTACACGAAGAATGCTGCAGCAAGAAAACAGCATGGATATGGAAGCTTTGGTACGTGACGATATCGCACAAGCCATTGCTCTTGCCATGGACCTTGCGGCTCTTCGTGGTACTGGTGCTTCTGGCCAGCCTACTGGTATCAAGAACACTGCTGGTATCAACACTGTAGACTTCGGTACTGCCCCGATCACTGTTCCTTCTTATGCGAAGGTAGTTGAGATGGAAACGGCAGTAGCTGTAGACAATGCTCTTGGCGGCAACTTGGCATACATCTTGGGTGCCAGCATGTTTGGTGGGTTGAAGACCACTGAAAAAGCCACTGGCACTGCTCAGTTTGTTGTTGAGCCTGGCGGCACCTTGAACGGATATCGATCAATCGTATCCAACCAAGCTGAAGCTGGTGACCTGTACTTCGGAAACTTCTCTGACCTCCTGATTGGGATGTGGGGCGGCCTGGATATTCTCCTTGACCCCTACACCAATGGCTTGTCAGGAACGATCCGAATCCGTGCAATCCAGACGATGGATGTGGCTGTACGTCACGCTGTATCCTTCTGTCTCGGAAACGACGGCGGTAGCTAATAGATAAGGGGGGCTTCGGCCCCCCGATTCTTGGTGATCTATGAAATACAAAGTATTGAAAAGTTGCAGAATTCATAATCGGTCATGCCCTGCTGGGGAAGTGGTTGAGTTAAATGATTCTGAGGCTAAAGAATTAATGGCTATGGGCCGAGTTGCGCCTCACCACGAGCCAGTGGTTGAGCATAGGGCCGTAGGCGTAGAAGGCTCTAGCGACGGGGCTGAAAAGCCTCTGAAGCGTGCAAAGGCTAAGAAAGTAGATGGTTGAAACAGCCGATGATAGGTTGATCATGCTGTCCGATTTTGGCGTTGACGCGACGTATACGCCAGGAGGAGGCTCGCCTGTTACGATCAAAACAATACTTCTGAACGATTATTATGCTGTGGAAACAGGAAGTGTTTCGGTTGAAATGAATCAACCCATCGCGGTAATACGAACCGCTGACGCACCAAGCATTGCCCATGACGATACGATGGTAATTAATGCCATCACGTATAAAGTCAAAAACATAAGACCTGATGGAACTGGTATCTCAGAGATCCAGATGGAAGAGCAATGAGCCACGTTAGGCAGCAAATAAGGGAAAGGGTAGCATCAACATTGACCGGGCTTTCTACAACCGGGAACAATGTGTTTCAGTCTAGAGTCTACCCGCTCAATGAGTCAGTATTGCCAGCCTTGTTGATTTACTCTAAGAACGAAGACTCAGAAATAACGACAATCGGAACAAGCTTAGGCATTGAAAGAAATCTAATTATCACGATTGAAGCTTACGTTAAAGTTACGACTAATTTTGATGATCTGATTGATACCATTTGTGCTGAGATTGAAGCTGCGCTAGGCAATGACATTAAGTTAAACAACCTGGCGAAATTTAGCTATTTGCAGTCAACTGAAATACAGTATGATGGCGATGGCGAGAATCCTATAGGTTACGCTACGTTGAATTATTTCGTACAATATAGGACAGGACAAAATACTCCAGAAACAGCAGAGTAGGTGATATAATGAAGCTATATAGTCCTGATGGGTCATCAGAAATTGATGCTCATCCAAGCAAAGTTGAATCTCTTCTAGCTAAGGGCTGGAAGGAAGAAGCTCAAAAGAAATCTAAGGCTAAGGTTGAAAAACCTGTAGCCGAAGAGGTTGTTGAACACGTACCTGAATCAGAGAAGGAGTCTGAATAATGGCTACACATATTGGACGCGATGGGATCGTCAAGGTCGGCGCAAATGCCGTAGCTGAGGTACGATCTTTTTCTATTGAAGAAACCGGAGACACGGTAGAAGATACCGTAATGACTGATACTGCTAGGACGTTTGTTCCTACGCTTACGTCATTCACTGGGTCTGCTGATGTCCTATGGGACGAAACGGATACGACAGGTCAAGGTGCATTAAGCGTTGGCTCTAGCGTAACCATTGGTTTCTACCCTGAAGGCGATACCACTGGTGACACGTACTATAGTGGCACGGCTATTGTGACCGGGGTAAGCAGATCTGCATCCTTTGATGGGATGGTAGAAGCATCAATCTCGCTTCAAGGTTCTGGCGCTTTAACTGAATCTACGGCTCCGTAATGAGCAGACTCATTGATTCTGCTATTGAGCATTTCAGCGGCAAAGAAGTAAGAAAGATTGAGATCCCCGAATGGGGTGTATCTGTATTTGCGAAGAATCTGACTCTGGACGATAAAGCTAAAATGCTTCGTCGTTCAGACTCGGATAATACAGATTTCATGATTTATACCTTGATCTTTGGTCTTGTCGATGAACAGGGAGAGCCAGTCTTCACTATTGAGGACAAGGTGTCATTGAGGAAGAAGGTTGATCCAGACGTGGTAACTAGGGTCGCGAGTTTCGTACTAAACTCATCATCCGATGAGGAGGATAACGAAAAAAACTCATAAATGACCAAGGAGAGCCTACTCATTTATACTTGATGTATGAATTAGCAGAGCGACTTGGTCAGCCATTATCTACGATCCTAGAAATGACTGTGACTGAGTTTGATCATTGGTGGACTTTCTTTCGGATAAAGAGAGAAAAACAAGATGGGACCAAACGACACAGTAATAGCAAGAATCCTAATAGATGATCAGACTAGGTTAGGATTCAATTCTTATGCCCGTAACGTAGAGCGGGCTAAGAAAACCTCAGAGGCATTTCGCCAAAACGCAATTGATAAAGTCACCCAAGGCTTAGAAAATCAATTCAAAGCGCTTACTAAGACAGCCAGGGAAATGGATGTTCTCCAGGCGTCTATGTATGGCGCTAGTCAAGCCCAGTTAGACCATATTAACAAGCTTCACGATAGCATTGATGCTCATAATCGTGCGACGGTAGCTGCAGAAGAAAAGCGCCGGGCTGATGAGCAGGCAGCGTTAGCATCTCAAAAAATGGAATCTGCGATTGAGCGTGTGACTCAAGATCTGCAATTCCAAGCCAATACTGTAGACATGACTGCTGACGAGATTCAGATTTATCGTTTGCAGATGATGGGTGCATCTGCGGCTCAGATTGATGCAGTTAAAAAGGTTCAGCAAGCCACTGCGGCAATGAGAGCGCAGGGCAAAGCTGCCGGGGCATTACACGGCCAATTAAGGCTTATGCGGGGCGGTCTTGGTCAGATAGGTCATCAGGTACAGGACGTTGCGGTACAGCTTCAGATGGGGCAGAACGCGCTTCTGGTATTAGGTCAGCAGGGTAGCCAGGTAGCCTCATTGTTCGGGCAGAACGGTGCCCTGATCGGTGCTTTCTTAGCAGTCGGCGCTGCGGTTGGTACTTATCTTGCGCCTGAGTTGTTTAAGACTACAAAACATCTAGAAGAACTCAAGAAGGTAGGAGAAGAAACAAAAAAATTCTTGGAAATAGATTTTGTTACTGGTGTCGCTGCCCTAACGGATGAATTGTCAGATCTTGCTGCCAAATCAGAAGATCTAGCAAGAGCAACGCTACAGCTTAATCTAGTAACGGCAATGAATACGTTACAAAACGCGACTGAAAATGTTAGGAAAGAATTTACCGCAATAATCCCTCCAACGTTAAATACAGACATAAATACGTCCGTTGATGAATTTACTCTACTAGCAAATAAGCTTGGTCTTAATAGGGATGAATTAATAGAACTTAATAACAAGTTCATTAGCTTGGCTAGCGGTACTGGAGCAACCATTCACGAAGTTGCGGCTTTTTCTCAGCAATTGACAAATCAATCAATTGCTAGCAACAAACAAACCACAGAATTTGTTGCTTTAAATCAAAAATTGCAGGAATTTGCTGTAGCTGAAAGAGAAACAAAAGACATTATAAATACTCTAAGCGCAGCATTAGAATTAAATTCATTTAAGCAGGATGAAGCAAATACTGCGAGCGAAGAAGCTGCTAAAAAAGCTGATGCCCACAAACTAAAACTTGATAATTTGGTGGAAGCTTTAAGTTTAGAGAAATTATCGTTAGAGCAAGGTGCTAGGGCTGTATATCTTTATAACTTATCAAAGCAGGATTTGACTCCCACAGAAACACAACAAGTCATGGCTCTTTATGACAATGTCGCAGCGTTAAGAGAAGAGCAAGCTGAATTAAAGAAAACCCAAGAAGCAGAAGCGGCTGCTGAAAAAGCCAAAGACTCACACAAGCAAAAAGTATCTGGAATGACTGTTGCTCTTTTAGAGCAAATCGTAGCCTTGACTCAAGGGGAAGAAGCTGCTCAAAGAATGCGCTTGGCTAACCAAGGATTGAGCCAGGCTCAAATAGATCAGCAGATAGCTCTGCAAGGCGCTATAGATAAATTGATTGCCGACAAAACAGCTTCTGACGAAGCTGCTGACGCATTAGAGAGGCAAAAGGAAAAAAGGGATAATTTTGTTAGTTCAGTAACAGAGCAAGCAAATTCTTTAGGGAAATCCGCGCTTCAATTAATGATTGAGCAGGCTGCGATATATGGAGTTTCCGCAGAATTAGAAAAAGCATTTGAGAAGATTAGGCAATTTGAAGCAGACAAAGAAGCTGCCGCAGCAAAGAGTAAGTCTGTAAGTGATGTAGAAGCTATCCGGCAGAGCTTGATGACAGAAGAAGAGGCGCTTCTTGATTCGCATAATCGCAAGCAAGATATGCTTGCTACCGCATTATCTACTCAAGCAGTAACGGTTGAGGAATTTTTGGATCTTCAACTTAAATTGTACAAAGATTTTGAGGATAAAAAAGCTAACTTAACTAAGAAGGGCGCTGAAGAAGAAATCTTAACTGGCAGCAAGTTGACCGGGCATATGTTAGGTCAATTAGGAGAGCAATTTGCTGGAGTCAAAGCTGTGAATAAAAAAATGTTCGCAGCTCAAAAGGCTTATAAGATAGCTAATGCTATTCAGAATACATATGATGCGGCTAACAATGCGCTTTCATCGCCATATCCTTGGCCGCTTCCCCAAGTGTTTGCAGCTACCGCGATTGCTGCAGGTTTGGCGAACGTTGCGGCTATTAAATCAACATCATTTGACGGCGGTGGTTTTACTGGGATGGGTTCCAGATCAGGCGGCATGGACGGTAAGGGCGGTTTCCCTGCTATCCTGCATCCGAACGAGACGGTCGTTGACCATACAAAAGGTCAAGGTCAAGGTATCACTATCGTGAATAACGTAGATGCTCGTGGATCAGGCCCTGAAGTAGACATCAAGATCCAGCAAGCCATGCAGGTAACGTCTCAACAGACTATCGCTACGATTCAGGATCTAATGCGTAGAAGGCGGTTCGCATGACAACTTATAACTTCGCAACTGACGTAGGAATAACTCCGACTACCCAGACTTGGGAACTTGTAACCAACACCAAGACATTCCAGTCGCCTCTGACTAACGCTATTCAGACAACGACTAGAAAGGGTTCGTATTGGAAGACTACAGCGACGTTTAACAATTTGACAGGACTGCCTAGAGCCAAGATGCAAGCGTTTCTAGCCAAGCTAGACGGTCAAGTTCACAGAATGGAATTTACCGATTACGGGTATAACCGATTGGGAAATGCGCCTAGCGGTGATTCTGGGTTGTTGTTAGTTGCCAGCGCAGGTCAATCTGGATCATCGTTAAACGCTGACACTGGTGCCTTATCGACTACGAACTATTTCAGAGTTGGTGACTATTTGGAGTTCAACAACGAATTTCATATCGTCACGGCAGATTGCAGCACTAGCGGAACAGGAACGATTACGATTCCGATAGCCCCACCGATTAGGAAGGCAACAATCAATAACGATCCTATTACGTTCGTAAGCCCTAAAGCTGTGATGATTGTGATGTCTACTGCGTCATGGGATACACGTCCAGGCCAAGTATCTAACTTTACGATTGAAGCGATTGAGGATGTCCTGGCATGACACGGGGTTTCTCTACGGCGGTCAATAATGCGCTTCAAAGCCAGAATGTCAATCTGGTCATGTTTGCCAAGCTGGAGTTCCCTTCTGGTACGATTTATGTCCACAACGGGCTTGGAACCTACAATTGGGATTCACAAGACTGGCTAGGTGTCGGTGATCTAGGATCTATCTCTAAAGTAGAAGAAGGCGTTGACGTTAGCCCCTATGCCATCACCTTAACGCTTTCAGGGTTAGACGCAACAATCTCAGGCGCAGCACTGACTGAAGATTACTTCATGCATCCAGTGACCATCTATCTCGGGGTTCTGGATTCAAGTGATATCTTGATCGATACGCCTACTCAGGTCTGGGCTGGGTTCATGGATCAAATGAATCTTACGGTAGGCGCTGATGGCGGTGATGCTATCCAGCTTATAGCAGAGTCCGAGCTTTCCAGGTTTGATAAGTCTAAAAACCTTATGTACACCAACGCTAACCAACAACAGAGATATTCTGGCGATCTGTTCTTTAGCCATATCCACAAGGTAGAAGGGGCTAAGATCAAATGGTACGAAGAAGGTGTTGGCAGCAGCGGCGGGATTGATGTGAGCAATGTCAATGAAGGCCGTAGATGATCAAAGTCCTACAAGCCCTGAATAAATGGGAAAGGAAAGACTTTGATTACGGTTCGGTGGATTGTTGTCAATTCGCAGGATTCATTACTAAAGAGCTAACAGGCAAAGACTATCTAGCCGATTTCCACTATAATTCTGAGTCAGATGCTGAGTCTATAATCAAAGACTTTGGCGATCTGGAAGACACTGCTGCAAGCGTTCTAGGGCCTCCTACCGAGGATATAAAGTCTTTGAAGGATGGTAGCCCTGTTATTGTAAAAACGCCTCAGGGCCAAGTTATGGGCATCAAGCTTGGAGATACAGCAGTCTGTTTAGTGAAGAAGGGAATGATTAGACTTCCTTCAGAACATATCGCATCAGGTTGGGATCTATGGGCTGGATAATACCAACAATCAAAGGGATATTAATAGGCATAGGTTCTGCCGCTACTCTTGGTGCGGCTGGAACTGGTGCGCTTGCTGCGGTAATTGGCGGGGCTATTGTTGTAGCAGCATCTGTCGCCGCCAAAAATATCATGGGCCTTTTTGAAGTAGAAATGCCCAAGGTTGATAGCGATCGATCACGCCAAGCTACTGTCAAGTCTACAACCGAACCCTATAAAATCATCTATGGCGAGACGTTAGTTTCTGGGCCTATTGCCTTTACTGGCGTTGCTGGTCAGGACAATAGAGATCTTTATTATGCCATCGCCTTAGCAGGGCATGAAGTCAATGATATTACTGACATTCATTTTGACGATATTGTCATCCCTGATTCGGAAATAGGCAGCGGCTCAAGTTCTGGTGGCGCAGTTAGTGGCTCAGGGATATTCGGCCCTAAGAATTCCAAGACCATTGTCAGCATAAATAAGCACTTGGGCACTAATGTTCAAACAGTAGACAGCCTGTTGTTCGCTGCATTCACTGAATGGACATCTGCCCATACTGGGAAGGGAATCGCCTATATCGTCACCAAATGGACGCTAGACGAGGATTCTCAAGAGACCTGGGATAAATATACCCCACAGAACATAAAAGCCCTGGTACAAGGCAAGAAGCTCTATGATCCACGGTTAGAGTTTGCTGCTGTCTCAACTTACGGTCAGGACATTACCAACGTAAGCTATATAGCTTATGAAGATAATCCAGCCTTATGTTTGGTTGATTACTTAATAAATGCCGATTATGGCATGGGCATCGATTCATCCAAGATTGATTGGCCTGCGGTAGTCACTGCTGCGAATGGTTGTGATGTTTCCGTTTCAGTTCCTGGCGGTTCTGAGTCTAGATTTACGTGTAACGGTGTTCTGTTTGGGACTGATTCGCACAGAACGAACATCAATAAGATCCTAAGCTCAATGAATGGCAATCTTTCCTACGTCAATGGGAAGTACGTCATGCGGGCTGGTATTTATGAGACGCCGACGATAAGCCTGAACGAAGATGACCTTATCTCTGGTCTGTCAATCAAAACATCGCTGGAACGTGGTGATCGATTCAATACGATCAAAGGGGTCTTCATTGATCCTAGTCAAAACTACAAGTCAACTGAATTCCCAAAAGTACAACTAGCCGATGCTGTCACTAGGGATAATGGCGAAGTTTTAGACAAAGAAATTGCGCTAAATATGACGAATTCATCGTATATGGCGCAGCGGATTTCCAATAAGTTAATCCAGCTTTCTGATCAGCAAAAAGTCATCACTTTCCCTGCGAACCTATCAGCAATGCGTGTTGCCGTAGGCGACCGTGTTCAGGTTTCTATTGGCGAACTAAGCTGGTCTAACAAAGTCTTTCAGTGTCTTGGATGGAGTTTCAGTGAAGAAGGTGGGGTCAATCTTACATTGCGTGAAGACTCTTCTACGAGTTACGCAGACCCGCTGGTTGGAGCCTATTCTACAATCACTGCTACTGGGGATATTACTCCTGGCTTTCGTGGAATCCCTAGCCCGTCTGGTTTAGGTGCTACTGCTGGTCTAAAGAACGTCGAATTGGATTGGGTTAATCCTCCGAATAACAAAGACTACGAATCTATCTATGTCTACGCTAGTCCGAATGGTAACTTCTCATCAGCAGTAAAGATTGGTGAAACAGACGGGACTCAATTCGTTCATGACTTTGCAAACGGACAGGATCCAGTAAGTCCTGGTGATACTCGTTACTACTGGGTCAGGGCTATAAAATACCAAGGCACATCTGCCGAAGCCAGATCAAACCTAGAACCAAACGCTGATCCCAATACGACAGTCTTTGCCACAGTCGGAAGGGTAGAATGGTCTGATGTCTCTGGGTCTACAAACGCACCAGAAGACAAAGCAACCGTCGGGGCTACTGTTGGCACTAATTTATATGACACCGATGGAACTACAATTCTTGGGCAAAGCGATGTTCTAAATTCTATCTTGGCTCAAGATATTCTTCTGGTAGAAGTTGAAGCAGGCGATGTCCTTGATTTAGAGACTGGCGCAGATGTCAATATCCAGAATCTAGGCGATGTTGCGATCTATGTCAGTGATCAGAATGCCATCTTAAATACATCAATCAATACCGTAGCGAATAACCTATCAGCGCTTCAATATGTGGTCGTTGATCTAACCACTGGCGTTTCTAACGTGTATGTTCAGGCGTCGCCGCCTGTTGCTGGTGTTGGTGGCATCCCTGACCCTATTCCTGACTTCTCAAGGTGGTATGACTCAGATGATAACAATCATCCCTATTACTGGGATGGTAGCGCTTGGCAGGACTTAGAAGATCCCCGAATCGGTCAGAATGAAGCCGATATCACCAGCCTTGAATCGTCTTTAACCACGACAAATTCAAATGTCTCAGCTAACGCTAGTGCGATTTCAGTATTAGATACGACAGTCATCAGCCAGGGAAATTCTATAACAAGCATCTCTGGGGACGTGACAACGCTTCAAACCACAGTCAACGATCCGACAACTGGTGTTGCAGCTAATGCGACTGGGGTAAGCAACTTAACGACTAGAGTTACTACCGCAGAAGGAAATATCACAACGAATTCGTCTGATATCACAACTCTTCAAACAAACCTAAGCACGACAAATTCAAACATATCAGCTAATTCAACGGCAATCAGCGGGTTAGACACTAGAATCACTACTGCTGAAGGCAATATCACAACTAATGCTTCTGATATAACCACACTAGAGTCTACGGTTAATAACCCAACCACAGGGGTATCTGCTAACGCTACTGCCATTAGCGGACTGACAACTAGGGTTACTGATGCTGAAAATGATATTTCAAGCAATGCATCGGCGATCACGACGCTTGAATCGTCACTAACAGTCAATGCTGACTTCACGTCATTAGCAAAAGACGAATCTGGGAATACGATCAACACCGAGACTGACGATAATGTTGAATTAAATGATTTCTTTGATTTTGTTGGCGGCGCATCTAATGGGATTGTTGATTTAACCGTAGCGACTGAGCTTAATCAAGAAACATTAACGACCCAAGCTAGCCAAATCACGCAGCTTGAATCGACTGTATTCAGCCCGTCTACTGGGGTCGCTGCAAATGCCACCGCAGTCAGTGGATTGAATACCAGAGTAACAGCCGCAGAAGGAACAATCACATCTCAGTCCAGCGCTATTACTTCTCTGCAAAGCGATTTGGATCTTGCTGAAATAACAGTGGCAGCAAATGCTTCTGCCGTAAGCTCGCTAGATACTAGAGTTACTAGCGCTGAAGGAACGATCACTTCTCAGTCTACATCTATCACCAACCTGGAAAGCGGTTTAACTACTGCCCAGTCAGGCGTCACAGCGAATTCATCAGCAATCAGTTCGTTAGATACCCGTGTCACGTCTGCGGAAGGAACCATTACGTCTCAGTCTAGCGATATCACAACGCTTCAGTCTGGACTAACAACCGCAAACAGCAATATAGCGGCTAATTCGTCAGCGGTAAGCTCTTTGGACACCAGAGTTACTAGCGCTGAAGGTTCTATAACGAGCATCTCTGCCGATGTGACTACACTTCAGTCTGATTTGACGACTGCTGAAGGGAACATATCTGCTAATTCAACAGCTTTGAGCAGCTTAACGACCAGAGTTACGTCTGCTGAAGGATCAATCACTTCTCAAGCAGCAGATATCACCACGCTTCAATCTGATTTGACATCAGCAGAAACAAACATATCTGGGAATGCGACAGCGATCAGTGGTATAGATACAAGAGTCACTTCGGCTGAAGGATCTATTACAAGTATTTCTAGCAGCCTTACGACATTAAGCACGACCGTTGGCACTAACACGACATCAATCAGTACCCAGGCCACGTCAATCAATGGCTTGGAAGCTCAATATACAGTCAAGGTTGATAATAATGGTCGGGTTGCAGGATTCGGTCTAGCGTCTACCGCTACCACAGGAACACCTACAAGCGAATTTGTAGTCATTGCTGATAAGTTTTCTATCGTTGATCCCCTGTCAACATCAGGAACCCCAATCATCCCGTTTACAGTTACAAGCGGGGAAATTTACATGGGGACGAATGTAAATGTCTCAGGCAATCTTATAACTACTGGGACTATTTCTGCCGACAGAATAAACATTGATGGCGTAACATTAGACACGTCTGGCGGGCAATTGATCATTAGCACTGGCGGTGTAGGAACAAGTCAGATCGGATCTAATGCTGTTACAATTCCAACATCAGCTTTAACTACTGGGGCTAAACGAACCACGACAGGTGGCGTTTGGACAGAAATGCAAAGTGTAACCTGGACATCTAGCGGTGCCCCGACGATTCTATTGACTGCGTTTGAATTTACTGGCTTTGGCGGCGGTGGCGAATATGACATGGCATTCAGGCTGAGATATGGCGCATCAACCATACTTGTTACTTTGCCTACCAGAACATTCCAGAATGCTGAAGGATACATTGATTCATATATGATCATCATGACGCCATCGGCGGGTTCTGCGACAGTTGCATTAGATGGATGGTGCCCAGGCAGCGACTATGCTGACTTCTCATATAGATCACTGGTTGTGCTGGAGACTAAACGATGAAGAATTACATCGTATATGACTCTGAAGGTAATATCCTGAAGACTGGGCAATGCCGTGAAGAAGATCTAAGCCTTCAAGGGGAATTAGTCATTGAAGGAATCGCTGATGATGCTGTTCATAAAATTGAAAATGGACAGGTCGTTGATAAGATAATATCTCAGCAAGAAATTGACCAGAAATCAGAATCAAACAATAGAGCAAAACGAGACAGGATTTTGGGACGTAGCGACTGGACACAGGTTCCAGATAGCCCGTTATCAGAAGAGAAAAAGATAGAATTCCAGGTTTATAGACAAGCGCTAAGAGATTTACCAACCCATGCAAATTGGCCCAATCTGAATGATGAAGATTGGCCTGTAATGCCTTAAAATACGACCAGAGGTGACTTATGGCTAAGATTTCAGAACTTTCAGATGGTGGATCATTACTACCCACGGACTATCTAATTGCAGTCCGTTCTGGCGGTAATGTCAAAGTCCAGGCTGACACGATCAACGTTGATCAAATCGATCTCGGTGATAACGAGCAGATCCGTCTTGGTAATAGCCAGGATTTGCTTATTTATCATGATGGGACTAATAGCATCATCAATGATGCTGGAACTGGTTCTCTTCAGCTTCAACAAGGCGGCAGCACGAAGCTAGAAGTCACCACCACAGGCATCGACGTAACGGGCACTGTGATTGCTGATGGTTTGACTGTTGATGGGGCTTCGGACAGTACACCTGCGGTAACAATTAGCGCCAATAATAATGGGCTTGGCACCAAGAACACCTTACGCTTTTTTGACGACGATGGCGCTGTTGATAATGGTCAACAGGTTGGT